GGCTGCCGCCACCTCGGTTGTCCATGCCACATCAGACGCATCGGTAGTCAGGCTGGGATACCCAAGGCTCTGTGCCTGACCTATGGGGCCCACAACGTTGCATATCTGGCGCATAAACATGTCATTTTTGAGCCCGGCTATGAGCTGGTTGACAAACTCCACGGGCGCGGTCAGATAACCGGCGGTAGCGTTTGTGCCAAGGGTCATGGTGGTGTTTTTGTATCTGGTTATGGACTCGGGATCGCCCTGCAGTGCGCGGGCAAATACTTTATTGCGCAGTATTCCGGCGTCCAGCTTGTCGATCACTTCACCGGCGGCGCGTTCCCGCTCGAGCTGCTTCTGTTCGCGGATTATGTTAGCGTTGAGCGCGTCAAACTCCTTTTCGAGCCGGTTATAGGTCTCGGTGGATTCCGCGTCCATCACGCCGTCTTCAAATTTGTTCATTATTTCGCGCATCTGGGTTGCGACATTTGCGCGATCCTGCATCATTTCGTAGAGCTTTTTCATCGGTTACTTATACCTCCAAAATTTTTAGTTTAGTCGCTCTGAATCTCTTGCGCTGCTCCTGCAGTGCGGTGTTTATATCTGCTGCGGGCTGGATTGCTCCCCCGTTGTCAGGCTCCCTGTTTTCCGGCGGTTCCTTCGGCGCGTGCTTGTACAGCGCAAACCACTTTTCGGTATCCGCGCAAGCCGCGACCTTTTTGTTTTCGATGAGTTCGTTTACAAAGCCCATATTAAGCGCTTCGGTGCCGCTCATCCACGTTTCTGCTGTCATAAGGGCGGATATCTCGTCCTTCTCCTTGCCGGTGCGGGCGGCGTATATGCCCGCTATCTGGTCGTTGATACGGTCGAGCTCGTCGGCGGTCTTGCGTAATTCTTCCGCTCCGCCGCCGGCGTATGTCCATGCATTATGTATCATCAACGTGGCGTTTTCGGGCATTTTGATGGTATCGCCCGCCATGGCAACAACTGATGCGGCGGAGGCGGCGAGGCCGTCTATATGCACGTTTTTTGTCGCCGGGTGGCGGTTGAGGATGTTGTACAGGCTAAATCCCGCAAAGATGTCCCCGCCGGGGCTGTTTATATACACATCGAGGGTGGATATATCCCCCAGCGCCGCCAATTCTTTTTGAAATTGCGCAGGGGTTATTTCGTCGCCCCACCATGGCGTATCGCTGATCTCTCCGTACAAAAAAAGCTCACCGGCGTTGCCGAGAGCTTTAAACTCCCAAAATTTATTCATTTTTCAGGGGCGCTCCTTTCGCTTGCGCGCTTTTAGGCGCGTTGAGTTTTGCGTTTTCCAGCGGCAGCATGTTGCCGTTGATAAAATAGATCTTGCCCAGCCCGTTGGGTATGGGGTTCATATCCTCCAGCTCGCGGATATCGTCAGCACACATCACGCCGTTTTGCCGCATGGTGTTGTAGTAGCTCGTGCGGGTGGCAGTGTCGCCCCTCAGCAGGCTGTTTGTGTTGAATTTAAAATAATACTTCGCCTGCTCCGCCTCGCTCAACAGGTCACGGTAAAAGGCCTGCTCTATACGCACGGATAGGGGATTTATACAGTCACGTACAAACTCGGCGCTCTGCTGCTCGATGTTTGAGAAGGTGGCCTTTTCCAGATCCATGCACATATGCGGAGGTACTCCGAAAATGCGACATATCTCGGTTACAGCCCATTTGCGGCTATCAAGGAGCTGTGTCTTTGACATGTCCCTGTCCCACGGCTGCGCCGTGGAGCCGTTTTCCAGAAACATCCATTTCCCGGCGTTTTCTACGCCGCCGTAGTTGCTCTGGAAGTCCTTTTTGAAGCGCTCGTATGCCGCATCGGAGAGTTGCCCCGGATAGGTTATATAGCCGCCGGGGGAAGTACCAGAAAAGCCCCTTTGCGCGTATTGTGTCATGCTGTTATTCAGTCCCAGCACGCTTGCGGCTATGGTCATCGGGTCTTCCGGCGTGCGGTCGCCAAATCTAAAACCGGGGATAAAGACAAAATCGCCCTCCCGGAGCGTTTCTGTTATGCCGTCATAGGTGACGTATATATACTGTTCCCCGTTTTCCCGGTTGGTGTACACTTCCGAGCAGCAGGAGGTGGGCAGATTTTTGAGGTGTCGCACAAAGCCGTATCTGTCCCGCACTATGCGGAGATAACCGCCGCGAGTGAGCAGCATGTTTGCCACAAGCATCTGCATAAGCTCATACGCCGTGGTGGTGCGGTTGGGCAGCACATACAACAGCTTATACAGGGGATGATCCCGTGCCTTTTGTTTGCCCTCCCCGGTATTTTTGTACATGTGCAGGGGCAACGCCGCCATGGTCTTGCTTATCAGGTCAACACACCTGAATACCGCCGCGACCTGCAGCGCCCCCTCTGCGCTTATGGCGTAACCCTGCCCTGCAAGGTACATCTGCCATGCGCTATCATCTGATACGGAGGGCAGTGTTTTAACGTCCGCCGCCCGTATTTCGTATGTTTTGCCAAAAAGTTTAAATCTCTTCACTGTTTACCTCACACTATTCTCAGGCCGCGGTGCTCGTATACGCTGCGCTTGGGTTCCAGTTTTACCGCCGCCGCCATCGCGTCTATCAGGGCACACATCGGGTCTATCCGCTCTATGCTCCGGTTTTTCATGGGTTTTATGTTCTCGTTGCCGTCCTGGGCTACTACTACATTGCCAAACGCCCAGCGCCCGCAAGGGTTCCTCTCGTGGGTCATTTCGCCCTCGCGTAGGAGTCGCTCAATTTCCTTCATTGCTGGGGACATGCCGCTCATGGTCTGGGGTATGGTGATTATCTTCTGCGCCGCAACCTCCTGCTGCATGAGGGGGCGCAGGGAATCTATGCGCCACTCGTCCGCCGCAATATATTTGATGTCATAGTCAAGCATGAGCTTGTCCAGATAGTTGGCAATATAGGCGTAGTCCACACAGTTGCCGGGGGTCGCGTGCATATGCCCCGCCTGCACCCATTTACTAAAAGGCACATGATCCCGGTGCTCCCGTTCCCGCATGTTTTCCTCGGGAATCCACGCGTCCACAAAAAAGCGCCACTCCGTTTCCTCCGGCGGCGGTGGGAAAAGGGCCGCCACGGCGGTCAGGTCGGTGGTGCTGGACAGGTCTATGCCTACATAGCAGGGCCGCCCCAGCATATCGGATTTATGCCAGCCCCCTTCGGTATCATCCCATAGGGTGATAGGCAGCCAGCCGGTGCGTTTAAGTGAGATCCATTGATTGAGCCGGAGCCACCGGAAGAGCTTCTCTGCCGCCGGGCTGTTTCGGGCCTTTATCGCCTCGCTGCGCACATTCTCAATTTTGATGGATACGCCCAGCGAGGGATTGGCTAAGTACCAATTTGCTTCATCGTATATGTCCGCGTCCTCAGGGACGGTATAGATTTTGGCGTAAAACGCCGGGTCTGTCAGTTCGCCGTTCAGTACCTTTGTTGCTATTTCGTGCTGTTCCCATCCCACACTTTTGCGGTCGGGGTCGTCGCCCGCGGTGGTGATGCACCATATGAGCTGCTCATTCCGTGCAGCACCCGTACCAAATGTCAGCACGTCCCACAAGTCCCGCTTGGGGTGGGCGTGTAGTTCATCTATGATGACCACGGAGGGGTTAAGGCCGTGTTTGGTCGCCGCCTCTGCTGACAGCACTTTAAAGCGGCTGTGTGTGCGGAGATTCAGCATTTCCTTCGTGCTGTCTTTGATTTTGATTATCTTGGACAATACTTCGCTTTGCTCCACCATGCTCTTTGCGGCGTTAAAAGCTATTGATGCCTGGTTCCTGTCTGCGGCGCCGCAGTATATCTCGCCGCCCGGTGCGTCCATGACCAGGTGATACAGGCTCAGCGCGGCGATAAGTTCGGTCTTGCCGTTTTTCTTGGCGATCTCCAAATATGCCATGCGGTACTGCCGCACGCCCTCGGCGGTCACGGTGCCGTATACGGAGTTTATGACCCCTATCTGCCATGGTAAAAGCACAAAGGGTTTGCCGTAAAAATCGCCGGTATGTTTAAGGGCCTGTACAAACTCGATAACTTCGAGGGCTTTGTTCGAGTTAACCACCGTACTTGCTCAGATATGCGGCCATGGGGTCGCTCTCTGCGGCTTTTTTCGCTGCTGCTACACCCATGCGAGCACGGCCCACCGGCGACAGGCACAGTTGCTCGGCGTATTTTATGATATTCTGCCCCTCCCGGCGCATGATGGTGATATACGGGTTTTCCGTTGGCTTGCCGTCCGCCGCCCGGTATATAAGCGGGCCGTTTTGGTATTCCGCCTCGGCTTTTTGGTATATCGCCACACTCTCGCAGTAGGCAGCGAGGGCGGATATGTCCAGATCGTTAATTATCGGGGTGTCGAGCTGGCGGTAGAGCTTTACTACCCTTTTCCATTCCTTCTTTGCCTCCGGGGACAGGCTTTTGGGTGGTTTTAATTTGTCGGAGCAGCCGGTAGGTTCGCCATTCTCCCGGTTTTCCATCGTGTCTTTGGTATGCCGGTTTTTGCCGTTATCGACGAGTTTTAGCGGCCTCGGCTTTCTTCCTGTCGGCATAGGCTCCTCCTTTCTCAAATTCTGTATTTGCCTATGATTTTTTTGTGTCCTTTGACGCTGTTGCAATGTATGCAGGCGGGCTGGTGATTGGCGGTATCCCAAAAGCGCGGGTCGCCCGGCCCGTCAGGCGGGTCTATGTGATCCACGCACCGCGCCACCATAGTGCAGCCATCGTCCAGCCGCAGGGCGCAGAGTTGATGTTCCGGGGCCGACAAATACCAGCGGGAGTATTTGCTCCATCGGGCATCATATCCGCGCTGCCGGGAGCTGCCCCGCCGCTCGTCCTGGGCGTGTATCTGCTCCTGCTGCCGCAGTTCGCCCGCCGTCCGGTGCTCATCGCAGTATCGTCCGGCGGTCAGCGCATTACATCCAGGGCACTGGCAAAAATGTAGGGCTCGGCTTGCCATATTGCCGCTCATCTCCCTCAAAATGCTAAAGGGCCGCTCTTCGCAGCCCTTTTGATGGTATTATTATAGCACATAAAGAGTGTGGGAAAGTGTTGAGTTTTATTTATCTCGTTACAGACAACACGGTTAAGGCCCTGGGCCGGGCGTGCGGCAAAGTTTGGGATAATGATATAAGAGGGCTATATCAGCCCTCTTATACGGTATTCTCTTTACGCTGCTATTCTGCCTATCAGTCTGTCTACCCCCTGTCTCTCAAGGGTCTTCGCCCAATCAATCGAGACGTGCATTTGCTGCGCTATCCGCTCCCAATATCCCCCTTTTGCCACTCCGTATTTAACGTACCGCAGTCTTATTGCCTCATATTCCAGCGGCGGCAAACACATCACTTCAAATTCTATCATTCCCACCCAATGATCGAGATTTTGTAATTCGTCTTCCAGCCGTTTTTTCTTCTTTCGCAGTCTTTTTAATTCCCGCGAAGCTTTTATCACCGTGGCCGGAGTGCTGTCCGGCAGTTCGGTACCGTGCGGCAGGCCCGTAATCTGCTGCGGGTGAAGATCGTATTGCGCTTCGATCTCCTCGTCAACGCTAATTAACAACCGCTCTTTTTCCGTCCTCGTGCGCTCTGCATTACCCCAATACATCAGCAGTCGCCGCACGGCTGCCCGCTCGTCTCGCCTTTCCCGCGTTGCTTTTTTCGGATTCAATTTCCCGCCTCCTTTTTGGATTAAAAACCGTCGTTTTTGATGTAATTTTGCAAATATTTTCGGTGACCAATTTGCCGCCGCCGTTTATTTGTAGTTTTGTTGTTTTTGGGCGCCCCATTGCCGCTCATTTTCAAAGCTTCTCAAAAATCGAAAAATTTTTCTTCCGATGGGCCGCCCCGGTACCACGGAGGGTTGATTTAGCTTTTTGATGCCCCCCTCCCCTCTATTTCGGCCTGTTTTCTCCGGCACAGGTTTGCCGTGTTCCCCCACCGGCGGAGTTGTCCCCGAACCCTCCAACGCTTTTCTCTATCATTCATTTCAGCACTTCTTTCCGTGCTTATAGGGCCGCCCACGATTATAGGCCATCTTTTGTCGCACAATCTCGTCCACGTCCAGTCCCTCATGGCCAAACCAATCCAGTATGCGGATAAGACAATCCGCCATCTCGGTGGCTATGCCCTCGGGCTTGCCGTCATCGTTTGCCCATGCCATGGGGCGCCCGGCACGGTACTCCTCCACAGCCTCGGACAGCTCGCTATGGCAAAGGGCGACAATCTCCAGTAGGTTGCGAGGCTCGTCCCACCAGCCATGAGCAACGGCGTTTTCGTGTATTTCCTTCGCCAGCTTGTACAGCGGCTCTTCGTTGTTGTGGATCGTTATCATTTTTCTCCCTCCCATATTAGTGGCCTTCCCTTTGCGTCTACCATTATGCATATGCCGCCTTTGTATGTTCGATCGTGTACTCGCCAAGCAATGCTCCATCCTCCACCCATGAGGCACCCGCTTGTGGGCCATTTTGCAGGCGTAGGAATAGAGGGGGCCTCCGGCTCGACGATTCTGACCGCTTCTTCGAGCACTGCCGCAAAGTCCTTTCCTCCGTTGCTGCTGAAAGCTCCTGGGACATTTTCCCAGACCATCCAGCGAGGTCGGACCATTGCACCTTTTCGCCCATTATTGACATCGTTCTGTCTCAACTCCTTTACGCATCGTATCTGTTCCATGTATAAACCCGAACGCTCTCCGGCAAGTCCCGCCCTCTTCCCCGCTACGGAAAGGTCTTGACAAGGGCTGCCGCCTGTTACGCAGTCCACCGGTTCTACTTCAAACCAGTTGATTTTTGTTATGTCGCCCAGGTGCTTCATTGCCGTCCTCCTTCCAATCGTTCTAAAATTCGACGCATTTACAAGGCCCCGGCAAAAGCCTTGCGCTTTGCGCCGCTTAACACCGCCGTTTGGGCGGGATTTTGACATACTTGAAATAGGTAAAGCCGAACTCTGTCGCGCCGCTCTCGACGAGGATATAGTCCCTCGGTGTATGCGGCGGTTTGGCCGGCGTGTAGTTGCGTTTTATTGGTTTTGTCTGCTCCCTGCCGCAGGGGGCAAGGTTGCGGGTCGCCATGTAATGGTGCCCGCCCTGCTCCGGTGTCCAGTGGTTAAACAAGTAATTGGCTAATCCCGTATAATCGGGGCCGTGATCTATGCCGTCATAATGGATGTGCGCCCGGAGGTGCTCGCAGCGATTGACGCTGCCCAGTGTCCATTGTTTGCGTATGGCCTCCTCCGGCACTCCGTCCGTCAGCATGTGGGCGTGTATGCGGTGGGTATTTTTGCCGCGCCCCATGTAGATAACGATTTTTGCCTCCGGGTAGGCGTAGAGCAGCCGGCGGCGGAAGTTGACGCAGAGGCGGCGGAAATCCTTAAAATCGTGTACCTCGTGCTCGTCGTCCTGGGTGAGTGTGCTGTATAGCGAGGCCGGGGTAAAGTTCTCGTTGATGATCCGGGTATGGGCCCGGCGGGCTACCTCAGAGTTAAACCGCGCCCTTTCCTCGTCCGTCTTAAACCTCGGTTTTCGCGGGCGGTAGGGTTTTTGTGTCCTGTCTCCCACGGAGTATACGATCCGCTCCAGCACCACGCCAGAATATATATCACGCCGTACCCGCTGCATGGCGGCCTCCTTTTTTAATAATCATGTCTTGGCCCTTTGCCGGGGGCGGTGGTTTACGGTGCGGGCGTTTCCCCGTTGGCCGCACCTGCCGCCACCCTATCAATGGAGGACCGGGTGATTGCCGCACCCGGCAAAAGGTCAAGTCCTGCCCGTGTTACCGGGCAGGCTTTAATGCGTGTATGTCCTCGGTCTTCTTTGTGCGGCGCGGGATAAATATCTGCTCCATCACTTTGTCGCTGTGGTCGTTCATCAGTTCGTCCGCCTCAAGGATATGCAGCTCCCGCCCGTCGATGCACAGGCGGCATGAGCCCTTGTACTGGGCATATGTCCGTCTGGCTTTCGCAAAGTCGTTGGTCTCAATAATGGTCTGCGTCCCGGCGGGCGTGCGGATCAGGACGGTGTAGGTGGGTAGCGCTTCCTTTTTCTTTTTCGGCATTTTTTCAGTCCTCCCCCAGATC